TCCTCACCTTTTTCTTGAACTTCTATCCTCTTCCGCACTTCGACGCGCACTTCTTTTCGAGAGCAGTAACGAACTCCGTTAATGTCAAGTGGAAAACGAGAACCACTTCCGGAATTGAGCTTACGAAACAGCCCAAATTTGGAGTATTTTTTCCACATACTGTCCCTGGATGCCTTTGCGAAACCAAGGTCATAACGGTGTGCTCGAAGAAGTTTTTCCTCATCAAATCCCTCCCTTTCTTCAGGCCTACGCAAGTTAAACCGGCCAAAAGCAGAAAAGACCCCGTTGAGCGCAACTATGGAATCACGGTCGAAGGCCTCCCAAAGGGTAGGGAGAGGCATCATCGGCTCATCCATAGTGGTCGGCGGGGACCAAGGTCGCTCAGACTGATTGAAAATAAAGATTTCCGTCTCATAAGAGAAGGCACCGAAATCCTTCAGCCAGCGACACTGCTTCTGGCCGGAAAAACCGGCCTTAAAAAGGGACCACCCATGCTCCTTAACAATTCGAACTGACTCTGTCATTAAACGATTGAAGAGCCTATCCTTGATAGGCCCATCAAGCCATCGGGTCGCCTCGTAGACACGGCGACCGATGGAGACAGGAGAGTCAAGATCGATCTGAGCTGGGCGGATAAAAGGGACGTGACGAACCTTACCATTGAAAAACTCGAAAAGGGTTGAGTTGATATTGAAGTAGCGAGAATCAACTTGAGTTTTTTTATGATTAATTTCAGATAAGGTCGTCGCGGCAGAGGAAAAAAAATCATGCGGCGAAGTCGTCTTAAAAACGAGATCATCACCGTTGACTAAGCACCGATTAAAACGACGTAGCTGACGAGGGGCCAAGTTAGTCTGACCCGTTGACCACAAGTAAAAAAAGAAAGTTTGAAGGCAGAGGATGGGGAAGCTGAGAAGGCTACCCATCATCTGACCCATACGGAGCTTCCGCCAAAACCACCCGTCACGGTTATGATACCGAAGGGTAGGACGGAGAGACTCCAAAGCCACTTTCTTTATGGTCTCAGGAACATTCCTCGCACGACAAAGAGCTACGCCGAGTATCCTCTCTGCAGCGAAAGTAGAGAGGTTATCGGTGGCATTAGAAAAATCAACGGAAACAAAATCGCCCTCTTCAGAAGCAAAAGGAAAACGCTCTGGGAAAGGAGACCCTCTAAGAAGCCAAGGGAACCTTGAAAGATAATTATAGAGCGTTTTATGAAGAGGGCGAAGGATCTCGTAGGAC